TTCATGTATGTTTCCATAGCATGAATTTCTATTTCGTAGGAGAGATGGTAAGCAGCGCGAGGAGATACCCAATAATAAACCACGTTGATCCAATAATAGACAAGTACGAGGTGTCTGGCAAGAAAGCGATCAATCCAATAAGCATTACCGCCCCTAGATTCCATGATTTCCAGATGTTCTGTTTCATTGACCGATTGCTCAAAGTGCTGTTTCATCAAGTAAATGTGCCACTGTCCACGCAAACCTAATGATTCACGCAAGTGAAGCACACTTAAAAAAGCAAAGTATGGTGCTCTTGCTATCTCTTCAAGTACCCAGAATCTCTGAAAGTGACGACCTTGATACAGGAAGTCTAAAATAGCAACTGTAATATTTAATGTAAACGTATTAAGTTTCTTCATCTACATCCTCATATAAAGGACAAGGTTCTTCAAATAAATGTTCCATTCTAAGTTGTTTGATGCGCTCGCGGAGTCCTTTATAGAACTCCCTCCTTTCTTCAGCGTTCATTTAAGACTGTAGTGTGATTTTTAACCATGGAAAAATTGGATCAATCACGCCGATGAGTCGAAGTAAACCCTCAGCAAAAAGTGCAAGAACAACCCAACCAACACACATTGAAATAATTGAAGCATTACGATTGTGTTGTCGTATTGCAGCATCTATCATCTCCTGACACTCTTCACGAGTGACATAGTGAACTGGTTTGATTTCATCCATCCTGTGAGACATTGGGTAAGTTGTCCATCGGGTCAGGTCCTCCCGAAACTATAGCACATGCTCGTCGATAATAGAAATTGTCCGTATTTCCTGATTCTTCTAAAGCTTCTTTGACTCTCACCCAATTTTCGTAGGATGTTTTGTCCATTTGTTTTTAGTTTGAAATACTTACTAGCTATTATAGTAAGTATCTTTAACCTTGCATTAATGTGTTGATTTCCTAACGGAAAAGGTGGGATTCGAACCCACGGATGCTCTCACATCGCTGGTTTTCAAGACCAGTGCCATCAACCACTCGACCACTTTTCCTAGCGAACTTCAAAGTTCAGTTTACGAACTTTGCGTTGTCTTCGTTCTTCTTGCCAACGAATATCCTCTTGAGTAAGAACATTTTCTTTCTTACTTGTATAAGAGTTTAACATAATGACCTGTGATAGGTCAACTGCAGAAATCTTGTCTCCACGAATAGTAGTCATATTAGCACAACCACAAGAAACTGCCTTGCTTGGATGCCCAATCAACTCCTTACCACAGGAGCGGCATCTTACCTTTATAGTGTCCATTTTTATAATGTGTTCCTTCTTTCACAGAAGTCTTTCCACATCTATTTATCAATCCCAAGGCAGTGTTTTGTGTACAAGATGATCACTATTAGTCATAAAATCATGAACACTATTTTCAACATGCTGATTATCAGCATTGCCTCTAACCCACCCAATAACATCACCTTCAGTTAGAGATGAGTATGGGATTGGATCAGTAAGTCCTGTGGTACTAACACCAGTACAACCTTTATAATCGAAAGAGGTTCGCACACCAGTAGTATTTAAACCCGAACAAACCCACCCAATATCATATACAATATCACTGTGGGATTCACATGTGGAATACTTTCTCAAATAAGTTATATTCCAAGTTATATGAGTATCCATTCTCTTTTTTCTTTTTATTTATGGGCGATGAGGGATTCGAACCCCCGACCTACTCCGTGTAAAGGAGCCACTCTACCGCTGAGTTAATCGCCCAATGATATTATTATATCATAGATTTTATTCTACGCCAACCCTCCAATTATCAAAGTTCCAATTTTTCCATTGACCATACTTTTCATTACCATTTGGATCATCAACCATTCTTTTAAATTTTTCATCAGGTTTGAATGGAAGTGATTTTGCATATTCCCAAAACTCAGTATCATATTTTGATCCGTATTGATAATGCCATAATATAATATTTTGAAGTTGTTTCATTTGAGTTCTAACATTTTCATTGCAAGATCTCCAATCATTTTCACCAAATATACCATCCCAAGATTGTCGGCATATGTCTTCATACAAACCTAGAGAAGTTGCTTCAAGAGGTTCTATAAATCCGTACATATTTCCTTGATAGATTGTCCTACTTCCATTATAAAAGTTTTTCGCCATATAGTTTTCAAAAACCATTTCACCATCAACTTCATCAAGATTAAATCTACTTAAGAAATCAACAGTAGCATCCTCCTTAGAAGTTATTGTATTATTGTAGAGATAACCGTATGAAACACTATCAAGATTTGGTATAACAAAAGTCCAACCGTTTGGAGTAGCAACACATCTGGTATAGTGAAGATCAATATCTCTTCCAGACTTCTTACAGAGTAGAACTGAATTTAAAGGATTAATAAGAGTTTCATACTCTTCTTTATTTCTATTATGTCTTCCCCTACAATCAAATATTACATCGGCATCTATTTCTTGTTCTGGATTTTTAATTTCCTTTTCTATAGGATTAAAATACCCAGAGTTTAGAACAACTTTAGATAACTTCTGTGGGACAAAATGTATTGACATGTCCGATAGATTGAAATGATGAAATATCTTTTCGTTCTTCTTTCCCCAATTTTCATACAATATACCAGACTTGTTAGTTGCTCCAATTGGATTATTGTACCAATTAATATCTAAAGACTTTGATATTAAATCAGCAATACGCAAGACAGTTCCTTGCCCAACCCTTTCAATAGGATGCTGTTTTGGACTATGGTAAATGTCTATTTGATGATCTATTTTAAGATGCTTATGATAATGAAGAGCAGTAATACATCCAGCATTACCTGCTCCAACAATAGCAATTTTTATCATTTATCTTTTAACATGTACTCTACAGTTTTGGCAACGTCTTCCATTGCGTCACGTAGAACTGGGCGTTGTCCTGCTTCCATCCATTTTGTATCTTTATCATCCGTGAGAGTCCAACGCCATTGACCCATACTCTTGGAATACCAGAGATTAATTTTCATTTTAACCAGTCCTCAGGAAGATATTCGGCACAATCGCCAGGGTTTGATCTACAATACTTTCTCACTACACCATGAATATCATGTTCCATTGTATGGTGTGCATGATTATGTTGGACTCCAATTAGAATTAAAAAACCCACTAGCAATACGTTGAAGTGAGTAACAGGAGATAGTAAAATCCTTTTCATTAAAAAGGGGGTGCCGTCGCACCCCTATCATAACATCTAGATGTTTAGTTGTAAACTCAGAAGTTGTACTTCACACCCAGTTTACCACCATAACCAGTGTCATCGTCGCCAGTGATGAAAGAGACTTCACCATAGACTCCGATAGCATCTGTAACAGGAACGCCAATACCTGCTTTACCAGAGAACTCAGTCTCAGCTTCAACACCATCTCCAGCAACGATGGCAGGACCCGCTTGGACATAGTATCCTGCTTCACCCAGAGTGCCTTCGTAACCTACGTGGATGTCTGTCGTCGCTCCGGTGTAGTCGTCGCCCGCCCATCCGGCATTTGCTTCGACATTGACGTAGGGACCTGCAAGGGCAGCGCCTGCGGACATAGACAGAGCAGCAGTTGCTGCGAATACAGATTTGATCATTTGTTTAAACCTCGTTTTTACTTGCGGAATGATTACCCGCAGATGGAAGGGGAATCGACATCTCCCCGTTGTTACCTTTTGTTACAAATAAACAAAAGGTGTAATATTTAGACAGTGAACTTTTTAGGGTTTACCGTCAAGAGCGGGTGATCGGGTTCGAACCGACGACATTCAGCTTGGAAGGCTGACGTTCTACCACTGAACTACACCCGCAGGTGGTGGGGATTGCTCCCCAGACACATCCTTCACACGGACAAGAGTATCATAAACGAAATCTAAAATTTCGTCAAGCCTACCGACGGACTTGAACCGACGACCTGAGCTTTACAAAAGCCCTGCTCTACCAGCTGAGCTAGGTAGGCAACTCCCCCGGCAGGATTCGAACCTGCGACCAGACGATTAACAGTCGTCGGCTCTACCGCTGAGCTACAGAGGATT